AATAATCTTTACGTTTGCCACGTCTCAGTAGTGTGTAATTTGTTACTGTATCGGGACCATCTCCCTTATCTACTACTACTGAATTTTGTAAGTTTTCATCTCTAAACCATTCGTTATAAATGAGATTGTAAGCACGTGTCCAGAAGGCACAGTGGCTTACTGTTTTTGTTGCAGTTACTTGTCCTACTGTTGGTAGTCCCATATAGTCTTGCAACGAGCCAATGGTATATCCATTGGCTGGTGACACCTGCTGTGGAACAACATATGATATTGAATCCGCTGGATTCGTTTGTTGTCCCATGAATTTTTGCCAGTTGTCCCAAATAAGTCTATTTGGTACAAAGAAGAAAAATGATTCTAAATGCATGTTATCCATAATTGGATAAAGTGGTGTTGATAGACGGGCAAATGCCGTCATATTTAGATTGAATGTGTCCCCTGGTAATACTTCGTCTACGTATACAGGGACAAGATAGCCCGCATCGAATGTAGTTTTATGTGTACTTTGGCAGTCAAATTTAGAGCGGGGTATTTCCGCTTTTGGAATCATTGTGAACTGATGTATGTCTACTGATCGATTGCGTTGCATTATATTTCCTTAGTTATTCCGCCAGGGGGATAAATCCCCCCTTTGGCGGTTTAGTTTGGTATTTTTACTTGTTTACCCAGTGTTAATAATTTTGGTTGTTCATGTAGCACAAAGCTACCTGTATTGTCATCGAATTCACCGAATTCATATAGATCAAAATCGTCTGGGTGGTTATGTAGCTGATTTTCAGCATCAGCGCGATTGATTTCATCGCTAAATGATCTGATGGCTACGCCTACGGATGGTACAAACATTGGTCGAGCGAATGCGTCTGCTGCTCGGTCTTTTACTGAACATAGTACTAGTTTCATGAGGATTTCCTAAGTGAGGGTACGTTTAAGTTTTTGAAGTTTTGCATTTTGGACTGTTTCTTTGACTATTAGTCTTTCCATCGTGTTGTCTTCGCTGTTTAGTTTACCGTTTATTTCACGTTTGTAAAGTAATTCGTCAAATTCATATGGATTGTCCATTTTATATTTTTTGTCGTAGAACTTAGGTGGTTTTACCTTTTTTCCTTTAATTATGACGTAATCGTGTGGATATACGTCTGTTTTGTATTTTTTGTACCAGTCATAGCCTATTCCAGGCTTTAATGACATTTTATTAAATTCGGGTTTACGTGTAGTTATTTCCCCTGTTTCGGGGTCTGTTTCTGTGTAGTGGGCTTTTGAGTTATGTCCTGTTACTTTCTTCATAATATATCTTGCAACGTATGCAGCTGATTCGAAGTTAACATCTCCAATGGAGGAATAACCAAATGGCCAGAGTAATTCAAGGTCTTCGGATCTATAAAGCATAGCACCAGAGGGAGACCTTTTCCATAATTTTTTATCATGAAAGTCGTATCCGAAGATACAGGCGTGGAAGTGAGGTCTGCCGAAATTTTCGCCATATTCTCCAGCCATGTAATAGCGGATTCTAGTGTTTCCGAATTTTTTGCGAAGTCGCTTAATGAAGAGTTGAAAGTCTTTGTAATGTAAGCTGCCATCGCTTGGGAGATGTGTATTGTCATATGTAAGGGTTATGAAGCAATTTTTTTCATGTAATTGGGCTTCATGCATGCATCGCATAGCCCATTGTCGAGATCTTTCTAGCCTGCAGCCAATGCATTGTCCGCAAGGCAATGATAGTGTTTTGACGGTATTGAACCATCGTCTTTCTTGAAAAACGATGGTACCGTCTGCGCATTGGTATGCGCTTAGTGGGTGATAGCAAGGCATGTGAGGTGCCTGGGGGTTTTATTAGAACCTCCAGCCTCCACGCTGGGGGCTTGATCGCATATTTGGCGATTTGGTTTTTTTGCTGTTCGATCTAAACGATCGAGCAGATTTCTTTTTATTTACTGATGATCTACGCATATACATGGTTATCTCCTGTTTTTGTGGTTGGTGTCACCTAGCACAGTTACATCTAGTAAGGTAACTGTGCTTGCGGTCTATTCGACCGCTTTTTCCTGAGGAACTTCAACGGCTTGTGGCAGTTCTTCAGGTTGTTTTACGAGTCCAAGTTTAATGGCCTCGTTTTTATTTTCTTCTTTATCGAGAAAATCTATTAATTGGGCAGGATCATTATTAAACCTTGCCCGTGTTTGCGCTGGTAAGCGCATGAATTCGTCCTCTGCGGCGATTACTTGATTAAGGGCTGAGTGGTAGTCCACGATGCCCGTAAAATCGCCATAGCGAGGCGATAGAGTTGATTCCGGTAGAAGACCGGTTACGTTGAATTGGCGAAGTATGTTGTTTATATCGCATTCATCCTTAAAATGCTGCTGAGCCAGAGTTGCATCCTCACAATGCAACCCTGACTCATTTGACGCAGCATCTTGGTCGTAGTTGTATGGTGTACGTAAAAATGGAGATTTTTTCATATTTTCCTATCGGTTAAATTTAATACCAAAAGCTGAAGCAGCTTCTTTACCTAATCGCTTAGCATCACGATACCAATATGGATCGGCTGAAGGAGCTATGCCAGCTTTTTGGTTATATTCCATGGCAGAGTTAAGACGTGCCATGGTATCTTTTAAGGCTATATCTGCGACTAGCCTTTTATTTTCTGTTTGAATGTTTGGATTAGTATCCAATTTATTAACGGTGTCTGCTTGTATATTGTCAGACTCCGTGTCAGTTTTGTTAATTTGGGCTTGAATCAATTTATTTTGCATAACATTGTTCAAAGCCATAGCAGAGGTAGCCGCGCTATTAGCTGCGTTTCCTACTGCATTTTCAATTTTTGGTGGTGCAGTTGCAGTAGCCTGGGCACCACTTGTAGGTTTTGCTCCGCCTTGTGTGTAAGCGAGCATAGGGTTAAGACCAGCAGCTTTAAGGTCTTCAACAGCTGTCTGGTATTGAGTTTTACGTTGTTCCGTTTGGTATTGACGGTTTTTATCAGCTTCAGCAGCGTTATAAGAATTACTTTGTTGCATTAACGCTTGATTAGCGTTATTAGCTGAAGTTTGTCCGAGATATGAACCGACACCCCCTATAAGGGGTGCGGCTACATCGCTTAAATTTAAACTCTCAAAGGCAGAGCCTACAGAGTTTACTATTCCGTCAAAGAATCCCATTAGAAATGGTCGATCAAGCCAGGTACAGAGTACATTGGCAGTGGTCGTGCTTTCTTAACATCAAAGAAAGAATCAAAAATGAATTGTTGTCCATTAGCAGCAGCGCCTACGGCTAGTGCTCTGCTTAATGGTGGTGTATCTTGAATGAACGTAGTATTCAAAGTTGGAACGGCTGTAAATTTTTGGGCAAGATGCCAAGCATCTATAGTACCGGCAGCTGTTGATCTAAATAAGCTGCTAATCCTAGATGGATAATAACGGTATTCTGCCCAACGTTCTTGGTAACCGAACACGCCTGTATCGGTTGTGTCTCCAGTTACATATATTTCCTTATTTAATACTGCTTGTTCGCCTAATGTAGCGAAAGCTGGGAAATAGAAGTCGTAACGAGTGGATCTGCTCCACATTCTTTGGAGACCTTGTTGATATGTTAAATCTGCTCTTACGGCTACTATCCCCAGGATAACGCCATGTTCAACGAATGATTGAGTGAAGCCATGATTATGAGCGAGCCCAGTACCCATAGAAGCAAGTGTACCCAGGGGTGTTGTTGTACCACTTGCATTAGTGCCCGAAGTTTGGGCGATTGGGTTGATGTTGATAACAGTAGAACCACCGCCCAGATACTCAGGGCGCTGTAAGCGAGCATCAGGGCTAATAACGCCAAAGTGACTGCGAATAATCTCAGTATATCGAGTGCCTCCACGAGCGTCCCTCTCAAGTAATTTTTGTATTTGAAATGATTGGCGTAATTGGTTTACTGTTGCGGCTGTTGCAGCTGATAAATCTGCATATAAGCCTGTATTTGTTCCCCAAATTGCTGTTTGGAATGTTGCACCGGAAAATCCGGCTGCAACCATTGTTGCTGTACCAGCATTTATTCCAATAGATCTATTTACTAATTCTGTTGCACCTTTAATTTGTGGTGTTGTATTGTCTGAATACACTGGCGCAGATGTACCTAATGGCAGTGTTACTGCTGCGCCTTTTTGTGGCCATGGTAAAGATGCTGTGAAATAATCTTTACGTTTGCCACGTCTCAGTAGTGTGTAATTTGTTACTGTATCGGGACCATCTCCCTTATCTACTACTACTGAATTTTGTAAGTTTTCATCTCTAAACCATTCGTTATAAATGA